GTACTATTAAATTAGTAGTCTTTCCGCTTTTCAAATCTGTGTTTATATATTGTCTTGGCACACCTCCTAATTTATCTGAAAAGTAAATATGTGTAATTCCTTTTATATCCCCAACGCAAGAAAATACATATTGTTCATTACTCTTAGTTAGCTCACTAAGCGAATAGAAAATGCCCATATAACCATTCATAATCCGTTTGTCCTTTGAATTTAACACTAAATTTCTCCCGACAAACACCTTCCTTTCAAACTTCTTGCTCATAGTAAGGTAATCACCCTCTCCCCACAACGCTACCATTCGTAATTCTTTCACATCACTTGGCGTTGCAAAAGTTAGTCCTATTACATTCCCTGTATAGTCTCTTTGTACAGAATTTACTACCAAACCAGCCTCATAGCCTAATACTTCAAACGTGTTGCCGGTTGTTTCCACAATAAGCACATAAGTGCCTTTTGTTAGCGCATTCATTGTGGCAATATTACCACTATCCGCCTTGTCTATCTTTATCGATAACTCGTGAGTAAATCCTCCGCCAAACTTCTGCGAGCCACTCACTTTAAAAGCGTTGTTCAATTCGAACAAATACCCTCGCTTGCCAGGTAACAGTTGCAAGTGAGTGATTTCTGTCTTATCAGCATTCAGTGTTGTATACCTCCTGTCAATATCCTTGTAAGGTATTACCAGTACTCTGTGTTTTAGTCCCTTTTTTGGCTTATAATCACAATCAAGAATTATATCCTTTATGTTATCTATACATCTCATATCAATTTCATTCTCATTCTTGGTTTATTAATTCGGTCGCTATTACCACAACCACTATTACATCTATATTCGGGGAATAGTGTGGCATTTCTTTCAAGGTACGAAACACAATCTTGCCATAGCAAGTCCGCTTGTTGCCTGTACATTGTGCGTACATCTCTCCGCTCCGCTTGGCTCACTGTATCACCATCTTGATTTTCTTTCACTTTCAATCCCATAGCGGTATCAATATAGTGCCCAGTGAAGACATATCGAGCGTATGTGAAGTATGCTAATACGGCTTTGAGCCCTGCAAATTCGTACTTTTTGCCCTCAAAGGTATAAGTGCCACCATTAAGCAATAAAGAGTAATCCCTCACGGGCGTTTCGCTCGTCAAATCTTGGCAAAATGCCTCACATACAAGTTCTTTCAAGTCAAACATCTGCGCCTCTCTAATAAAGCGGTTGAATTCTTCCTCCTTCCGGAATAGCGAAACGCTTAAATACTTGCTACATTCTTGCTTATTAACTAATAACTTCATACTAATTTGCTAATTTCAAAAAGTCCGTTTGCCGATATATTCCTTGCAAATCCGTCGAAAAGCTCCTCAAACATCTCTTGTACATCTTGGCGTTCTTCTTGCATTTGCTCCTGCATAAAGATACGTGCCTCTTTCAAACTTTCCCCCGATGTATTGCCTAATTTTCCCTCGACGTAATCAATAAGCACAGGAGGCACATTACCATACGACTTGCGAATGTTATTAGCCGTCTTCTCGTCAGCGTACTTAAAGGTATCGTCCTTGATATTACTCTCGATAGCCTTTATCAGTACATTATCCTCCAACTTATCGCCCTGCATTTCCGTTTCAAAGTGAAACACACTCTGCTCTGCTTCAACGCCTATGCTCTTTCTCAGTTCATTTCTAAAATCTTCGCGTTTTTCCTCACTTTCCATTGTTGGAGTAACAATGGCATACGTGCCAAAGAATCCTTTCTTAAATCCGTTGCGAGTAAATATACTTGATAGACTTTCACTTTCACAATCACGCATTACTACATCAGCCCACGCCAGCGGGTAGGTATCATTTCTGTCAAGGTTTAAGAAAAACACTTGCCCCTTGTAGTTATCCCAACCTCCTGCTTTGGTTACCTGCGCTTCTATCACCTTAGGGCGGGGGTCATATCTGTCAATTGCGACTAAATTCTTATCCCTATCCTTATAGTCCGTTAATTTGTCCCAATCGTTATATACCAGCACCTTGCCTCGATAGTCCTCGCTGTCTTTTGCCCCTAATCGGCAATTCTTGTACGGCAATACCTGCACGCTTGTTTTTTCGTAGAATCCGTTGTAATTTACGTGCACAAATACGCCCTTATGTATTGCAATGCTTCTCGCAACCTTTTTCAGCAAGTCGTTAGGGGTTTCCCTTTTATCATTAATAAACAACTCATCTTTTCTAAACCTAACCCCTTGCGACCTTGCCTGCTCTCTTCTTTCAATCTCCAATGCAAAACCACGACCATAGATGAAATCAGCAATCACGCCCGAACAAGCACGAGCGGTTGGTGAACCTGCCACCAACTGCTCAATAATTGTCGGATAGTCGTTATTCTGACCATTAGCCAAATATGGAAAGCCCTTATACTTCTCGCTATTTGTCTTTCTCTGCTCTTTCGCTAATTCTACTGCCGTTACCTTTGCCATTGTTAATTATCAATTACTAATTGTTACTTAATAAGCTCTTCCCAATTCTCAGGATACACTTCGAAGTTCGCAATCCTATTCTTATTAATTTTGAGATATCGCACCGCAATTTCATCTGTGATGGTGTCGTTGTTAAACAACTCACTACTACCGAAGTCCATTGCTAGCGACCCAATGCCTTCACGCAGTTTAAATGCGCATTTGTCATTCGCTAATTTGCTAACTTGTTCATTAGCTAATTCTTCTTGTGTGTTTTGACCTTTTTTTGCCATAATAATAATATTATTTTTAATTCTTAACTTTTCTTTGCCCTCATCAACGAGTTTATTCCAATACCCCTTCAACTTACTACCACAAGTCGTACACGGGTCGTTGTCGTCAAACAGGTAAGCATAAAAGGCGATGAACGTATCTTTGTCCTCGCTCACCGCCTTTTCATACCCCCCAATGAGCAACTTATTCAATTTCTCATCTGTAATAACCATTTCACCAATTTATTTTGTCACTATGCAGCAAGTTTCTTATCAAACTTCTTCTTAGTGGTTGCGTAGTCGGTTTCAAGCCATTTCAAAGCCACATTAGGCTCTTTCTGATTTGCAGGGGTCGAAATTGTGAGTTTGAAAGCACCGCCATTAGTGCGACCTTCACCTTCTGTTACTTCTAATCCTACAAAGAAGCCTAACACGTCAAAACTGCTCTCTCCTTTGGCTTTGTGTTCAATTACCGCAACCAATTGCGCACCGTTTACAAATTGGTCAATCTGCTCGTACTCCTCAGCACTCTTTCCATACACAGTAATACCTATTGAGTGTTTATAGCCGTTGAAATCATCATCTGAAATCTCCGGTTTAATGCTCTCTGATATGTGTGTTTCTTTGAAATTGTCAAAAAAGTAACCGGTCTTGCTCGCTTTGAGCACAAGTGAACTCATTTTGTTTTTTGAAGCGTCCACTGTGGTTGCAGCGAAGTCTATATCTGCTCTATTGATGAGCAAGATACGCTTCTCAATACCTTTCACTTTATCCGTACAGTCAAAGGTCAAATCTTTACTTAACGCATTAATACATTCTGCCATAATTTCTCTTTTAATGTTTAATTGTTAATGATAAATGGCTAACTATACATTAACCATTTATCATTAATCATTACTAAATCGCCATTGCTCCGGTATTGCCAATCACACGTTGGAAGTCTGCACGGTAAGAAGCCTTCAAAAAGACCTTCTCAATGTCACCACCCAAGTACTCAACACCTATGTCTTTAAGCGCTCCCATACTGTCAATAGCAATTTGGCACTCATTCTTGTCAAGCAACAAGGCACGGTGTGGATTGTGCCACTTAGTGCCGTCGTCAAAGTTAGAGCGTATCATATCATCTAACCATTCAGAGGTAACCACAGGTACACCTTCGAACTCTGACACCATATAACCGCCCTCAACCATTTTAAACGATTGCTCATTGCGGAACTCTTTACGCATAAAACGTGTTAAGTTGGTCGCTAAACTCTGTGTAATTACAAACACAGGTGAAGCTCCTGACTTAAAGCCTGCAATATCTTTCAATTGACAGAGTACCTTGTAAGCTCTATCATCTGCAAGGGCACGCTGTTTAGCATAAGTAGTCTGTGCGTTCTCATCAATAGTAATCTTTCTCTCTGGCGCAGTTGCTACCATTGCCTCAAACTGAGAAAACAATCCATTAAGCACGTTGAAGTTAGCCTTGTCCAATCCCGCTTTAAGCACTTGCGTACCACTACCACTTCCTACTGTCGAATGGTTCTTGTCTGCAAAGAACACGAATCTGTTGAAGTCGTTCAATATACCTCCTTCGATTAGTGAAACCAAAAACGCCACATAATCCGAATCGTCAATGTTAAAACGGTCTGCCCCTGTTTTAGCAACCCAAGCGTCGAAGGTCTTTTCCAATGTTGAATAACAATCTGAAACATTCACCTTTAACGGAACAGGGTCAAACCAGCCTGTGCGCACTTGTGTATCAAGTGGCTTAGAAGGCTTACCGCAACCCTCGTCTAAGTGAGTTACATTCGATACTGGCGCATAATATCCGAACTCAGTACCTTTCACAATACCCTCACGAATAGTAAAGATTTGTTGCAAAGGAAGCAACCCGAATTGTCCTTCTTCTAACAAGTCCTTAATCCTCTTGATGTATTCCTTGTTTCTCTCTGCTTCTTTAAGAAACTCTTTAAATGCTGTATTTGCCATATTTTATCCCTTTAATAGTTAAAATTACTTGATACGACCCAAACGTTTACGAATTTTGTCCATATTCAATCCGTCTCCACTCACAGAGGACTCATTGCTTGTTGCTCCTTTGTCATCTGCTGAGAATCTACTTTGCGTCGATTTTATCTTAGCAAATTCGCTTGCCAAAGCGTCAATTTTTTCAGCCACCAAGCTAAAACATTCCTCCAATTGTTTGGCAAATTCCTCTTGGTTTCCTTCATCAGGATTAGGCTCACTCTCCTTTTCCTTAATTTCCTTAATAGCCCCGCCTTCCACTACCAGCGTGCTCTCATCTTTCAAAACATACTCACCATCGGCAAGCGG